ATTTAGACTGCAATTATAATTATTATTTTGTTTAACACAACCATCAGCTGTTAATAATCCCATAACATATGATGATTCTGTTGTTGCTTCTAAAAAAGTATTAATATCATATTTATATTTTTCTTTATTAATTTGAATCATAAGATTATTACACCACCATACAATTTTATCTTTACTACAATTCAAATGTGTAGAAGTTGGAGAAAAATCTTTTAATAAATTAATTAAAATAGTTCTTAATTCTTTTTTACTTGATGTATTTAATACTTTTCTACTTAATTTATCAAATTTTAAACTTTCTAAATAATTTTGCCATTTTTCAATTAAAGTCTCTTTATTTATATTATTAATAATTATATCATCACCAAAATCATTCCATTTTAAATTTATTTCTGAATAATGATTAGATATATCAAACATATTTGGTCTTATAATAAACCAACATTCTCCATTTAATTCTTCTACCATTTGTTTTTCATCAATAAACCTCGTGTCACCAATACAAAAATATTTATCCGGATTATTTAATATTTTGTCTTTAATTTTGTTAATATGCCATAAATGATTATAATTTCTTATTAAATTTGTACCAATTATTTGTAGTATTTTTCTTATACTGTCAAACGGTTTAGACAAAAATTCAGAAACAATACCTTCTTCAATATTAATTTCATTTGAAATATATTTAATTTTTTTACTCAAATCATATTTATTCTCTACAATTATATCCTTATACTCTTCTAAATACTCTCTTGTAATATCTAAAGAATTACAAATCAATTCTTTTAATGAATCGGCAAAATTAATTAGTTCATAATTGTATTTAATACACACTTTTGCTAATTCTGTTTTCCCACTGTGTTTTCTTCCACTAAATGAAAAAATTTTTGGTAATTTGTTTTCCATTTCATCACTCTTTCATTCATAATTTATATAATATAATTCATTTTTTGTTTTTAAACTTTCCTCTAAAATCTCACTTATAAATTCTATTTTATTCTTTAATTCAAACCTAGTCACAGTCTCTCTCCTGTTTGAATACGAACTCAAATTTTTTAAAAGCATTTTTAACATCAATTGAATAGCCTTTGTAGTTTCATTCATATCATCAATCACATCAGACATCTTCTCTATTTTTTTAGTCTGTTTGTCATATATTTGTTTCATATCATTCATACTTTGAATAATCGTATTTTCTTCATAATCTTTTTTTAATTTATTCAACTCTGAACTTATACTCTCATACTCTAAAAATAATTCAGCGTACGTTTGTATACGTGACATAATATAACTTCAAACATGATATTATATATTATTTATATACGCAAGACTATTTGGAAACTATAATTACACAATTACACAATTATTAAATAAATTATTATTTATTTAAGAAATGTAAATTTATTGAGCATATAATATAAGTATATCATGGTATTAAATAACGCTGGCACAATATCAGCAAGTCAAATACGCGGAGAATACAATCAGACTGCGGGTTCATTTAGTTTAGGAAGCGTTGGACGAGGTTTAGATAAAAGAGTACCTCAATCTGGCTTAATTACCTATTCTAATTTTTACAACAAATATTACAAACCTTCCACCTCCAATTTAAAAGTATGGCTAGATGGTAGAGATTCTTATTCCGGTTCAGGAACTACCTGGACAGATTTACAAGGAAACGCTAACGGAACATTAGCTAATACTCCAACATTTTCTAAACCCTACTTTACATTTAATGGCTCTACTCAATACGCGACTTTACCAAGTACGTCTGGTATTACAGATTTTACGACATCTAATAATTATACTGTCAGTTGTTGGGTATGGATTTCTTCCACACAACCCACTGGTGATACTTGTATTGTTGAAAAATGGGCAAGTGGTTCTGGTCCTTATCCTTATGTTGTACGTTATGCATCAGGAACATCAACAATATATATGGCTACATATGACTCAACAACTGTCCTAAAGTTTAGTTCTACAGGCGTTAATCTAAATGATTGGAATCACATTACTACAGTTTTTGATTGGACAAATAATATTATGACACTTCACGTTAATGGTGTTCAAAAAACATCATCAAGTGTAACAAGGCCGGGTACAATAAATAATGCTACTGTACTAAATATCATGAGACGTGGTAATTCTACAAATTATGCTACTGGTAGATTAGGTATGTTGATGATTTATAACACAGCATTAACAGCTTATCAAAACAAATTATTGTATTATTCTACTAGAAATGTTTTTGATATTATTTCAACTGAATTAGAAAACGGAACTTGGAACATTTTATACGAATACCTTAATCCAACACGAAGTGCTGGTACTGCTTTAACGATATCAAACGATTTTTCTGGCACTTTATCAGGTCAAACTATTAATAGAATAGGTTATTATATGCAAAATAACATGGGTGATGGTTCAACTACATATTGGATTTATGTAACTATGGATGCTTACACAACTACCTTGTCTCAATTAAAAATACCGGATCTGACAAACGCTTTCGTAAATCAACGTAATGTCACTAATTTACAAGTATATAGTAATCATCCTCAAGTAGGCAATTATACTGCAGCCAATGGAAGATTAGAAATTTGGCCATACACTTATTCAACTACAACAAATTTGGGTGGTGGTAATACAAATTCTTATGATTTTGATGATACAAGTAGTGGTAGTGGCGACTATGGTTCTGTTCAAATACATGATATCACAAATTCAAAAACGCTTTTAGCATGGAATAATCATAAAAATGGACTTACACCAGATATAGGTATAGGTAATAATGACAGTACCAATATTCATTATAATACAACTGGTGGTGCTCAACCAACTGGAACCAATCCTGATTGGACAGGCGCCACAAACAATGCTTATAATTGGAAATTCCAAGTTTTATTAGGTACAGTGGATTTAAACCCAGCATCTCTTGAAACTGGTACATGGAATGTATTGTATGAATTTACAGACCCCAGAAGAGATACAGTAAGTAGTTCTTTAACTTATAACAAGGATAATACATCAATACATTATGGTAAAACATTTGCAAGAGTCGGTTATTTTATGCAAAATAATATGAATAACGGAGCAACAAGTTACTACGTTTATGTTACTATGGATGCATACACAACTAATATTAATGATTTGAAAATTCCTGATATTGCAAACGCATTCGTAAATCAACGTAATGTTACAAACTTGAAAGTATATAGTAATCATCCTCAAGTAGGCAATTATACTGCAACAAATGGTCGTTTAGAAATTTGGCCATATGATTACACTGCTGCATCAAATTTGGGAGGTGGTAGTGGAGCCACTTATGATTTTGACGATACAAATAGTGGTAGTGGTGACTATGGTTGTGTTCAAGTGCATGATATCACAAATTCAAAAACACTTTTAGCATGGAATATGCATAGAAGTACTGGTACACAAAATATTGGTATAGGTAATAATGACGCTACCAATATTCATTATGTTTCTACTGGTGGAGCTTCTCCTGATTGGACAAACGCCGCAAGCAGTGCTTATAATTGGAAATTCCAAATTTATATCAAGATTTAGAGCACTGCGGTTTTTAAATGGCACTAGCTTCAATAAAAACCACTCGCTACAACACGCTTAAAAATCGCAAAGGTGTTAATTCACATAGAAAATTTCAAAGATTTTCACTACGTCCGCTTTCACAGAAAAACTTTTAATAAAGTTCATTTTTAAGGTGCTAATTCCATAAACAACTGGTTTCCTTTAAGAATTCTTTAAAAATTGGGTAGAAATTCATAAATCCAGTCAATAAAAACGTGTTAAAATTAATAGTTTCTGGTCTAATCAATTGATTCATTTATTAATTATATAATTAATAAAGTTATATTTAAGATTTTGAACGAATTAGATAATTTAATTAACATAGTGTGCAAATGAAGGTATTTTCAAGCGTACTTATAATTTATCCTCCCATTCTAAAGTATAATTTCTATAATTCTTGAAATCATACAATTTCTTAAACATATTTATTAATGCTTGATATCTAGGCTTCTCATCAAAATCAAGTGTCTTTACATGCTTAAAATATACTAAAAATTCTCTAGGTAATTGCTCACATAATTCTTCATCGGATATTGATTCCTTTTTCTCTAAAATCATACGATATCTCTCTTTTTTCTCCTTGTGTTTTAAATTCTGCCAAGGTAATTTCCCACGAAAGAGATAAATTAATAAATATCCTACAGCTTCTAAATCATCCTTTCTTGATTGTTCATAACCTTTATGTGCAGCTATACTTGCATATCTAGCAGTTCCACAAAATTTACTACCCTTCTTAAATGGTATATGATCCTCATTTCTTTTTACATACTTTTTAGCTAAGCCAAAATCTATACAATATAACTTTTTACCAGTATCCTTATCTATTACAAAATTATCCGGCTTTATATCTCTATGAATAAAACCTCTCTCATGTATATATCTCATTAACTCTATCATTTGAATAGCTAATAAAATCACAGTCTTTAATCTAAACTTTTTTCTATTACCCACCATATTTTCCAAAGATGGTCCTAATAAATCCATAATTATTATCTTTTTATCTAATTCTTTATTTTTTACCACTTTCATATTAGCTACCCCACAATCATCATCTCTCTCCTTATTTAACGCATTGTATACCTTTGCTTCTTCTAATAACCATTTTTCACCATCTTTTTCATTATTTTTTATAGGAATTTTTATAGCGACTTCTTCATTGGTTTTTTTATGCTTGGCAGAAAAAACATCCCCGAATGACCCACTTGATATATATTTTGTTATAGTATATGAATTTATGTCAGTCCCGATTAATGAAATTAAACTTTTATCTACCATTAATTGTAATAATTAAAATAATTTTTTGTTTTATTTTTAAATACTAACCGCAATCATCAATTAACCTAATTTAATTTCTTTTTTTTTATTTATTAATATTATATGCCTTCTACATCTTCTAAACGCGACGTTAAAATTCATCTTGGAAAAAACGCATTACCAGGATACAGTCTTTCCACAAAAAGAACTGACCGTCGCGAAATACTTGACAAACTTGCAAAAACATTAGGATGGAGTAATATAGTTAAAAAACTTAACATACTATACATCTATAATATGCATAGATACCCAGTTAATGCTGGTAAATTCCGTAGAGATATGTATTATGTACAACAAAAACACTCCCCTTCGCATAACACATCAGCTAAAGCCTACAATACAAGAAAGTCCAAGACAAAAACATCTAGAAAGTCAAAGAAATCAAAGAAATCAAAGAAATCTAGAAAGTCAAAGAAATCTAGAAAATCAAAGAAATCTAGAAAATCAAAGAAATCTAGAAAATCAAAGAAATCTAGAAAATCAAAGAAATCTAGAAAATCAAAGAAATCTAGAAAGTCAAAGAAATCTAGAAAATCAAAGAAATCTAGAAAGTCAAAGAAATCAAAGAAATCTAGAAAATCAAGACCAAGTAAACCGCGTAAATCTAAAAAATCAAAACCTGGTAAATATCGCAAGTCTCGTAAATAAATATTACAAAAATATTTATTTATAATTTATTTATAATTTATTTATTTCTTTGTCGAAATCTGTTCTCATTTTATCTGTTATAATCATATCTCTACTAGATGTGAGAAATGGGTCCATCAATCCTAATATATTTTTAATTTCGTAATAATTTGGACGTAAGCTGTCAATACCGTTTAATTTAAAACTATCATAATTATTTTCGTCTACTCTTATAGACAATATTTCAGATGCGTTAATTATAGTCTGTGGAGGTATATCTGTTCTATAATCTATTTCGCTTTGTTCTGTTTTAACACCTCGTATAAAATTATTTATATCTTTGATTTTTAGTTTTATCCTTAAATTTGTTGTCATAAATTGTGTATTATCTACCAAACTAATATTAAAAATAAACATTCTATCATTCCCAGATTCTTTATAATATAGTTTATTCAAATCACTAGTAATTCCCAAATTATGTCCTTTAAAATTTCCTATATTTGTATTCATATAATCTATAAGTGATTTTTTAATAGATGCTTCAAACGGAAAAGGTATATAAGGATTATGTTCCTTAAATCCCAATGGTTCTACATTATCATCACTAAACTTATCTTTTAATAATTTAACTAATTCTGTAGTTTCTGAATTAAATACATTTGGTATATAATATTTAGGTATTTCTATATTATTATAACCAACTATCGATGTAACATAATGTTCTTTCTTATTATCAAAATATGACACTATTATATAGGATATCAAAATGATAATAAATAATGCTACTATATCTTGCATTCTTCTTATTATTAACCAAGATTTTATTTTTACTCTATGTCCTATAATTTGAACTTAATTAAAAGTAAAATCGTTAGTTCTTGCAATTTCATCACACGCTTGTTTTCATTGTAATCCATAAAATAGAAAACCAAATACATAAAGATATAAATCCAAATACTATATTTGCAACTGCACCTCTACATTCGTCTTTATTACCGATAGATTCATCATAGACATTCACTGACACTCAGGTTCAGATATGAATTTTATCAATTCATTCGAATGCTTTTGATCAATTGTTTACACAATTGTTTTTAGGTCCTATCAACCCAGTTTAGCCAA